GCGGAAATCCGACGCGAGCCGGTGTAGCCGCCTTCCTCAGCAGCCGAGAGCAGAACTTCGCCGAGGCTCGTCGTCCGCTGAATCTTGCCAGCGGCTTCGAGGGTCTTGGCGTCGTACTGCTTCTCGACATTCGGCAGGTTGCCCTGGAGGGCAAACGCCGCTTCAATCACTTCGGGGCTGCGGCTGGTCGGCTGCGCCATGTGGATGGCAGGAGCCGCCGGTCGCTCGTCGCGGGTCGCAAGGAGCTTTTCCATGTTGGAAACTTTCTGCGTGAGGGACGCGATCACTTCGGCGTGATCGACTTCGGGCTTGGTCTCCACGGCGACACTCGCCGTGGCTTCCACCGCAGCCGTGACCGGCTCTTCGGTGGGCGTCTGGTTGGCGTTGTCCGCCATAGAAAACTCCTCGTCGGCTTCAGCCGCGATGGCGACGCTGGTAGCTGCATCAGCGCCCAAGGTGACAAACGAAACCTCACGCAGCGATGAGGCTTTGACGACTCGCACCGGCCCGATGTGGGCAGTGCCGTTGACGGTGGTGACGCCTTCGGCGTCGATCTTCTGGTGCCTGCGGACATCGGCACCCACGCTCGCCTGGAACTGGTAGCCAGCGGCACCAAGGGCGGCGACCTGCCGTGCGTTCTCGTTGTCGGCCAGAATCTCGCCTTCAACGATGATCTGCCCAGCTTCGATGAACGGGCGACCCTGCCCGACGATTGAACCAAGTGCGTAGTCGTGGCCGACCACCACGGGCACAGTCGCCGGCAGCTGCATCCCAGCCATGTCGATCACGACCGGCTCGCGGCTCCAGCCCTGACGGATAGGAGCACCCGTGTAGGCGACGATGCGAAACTTCTTGCCAGCCGGTGCCGAATCGCCTTCGGCAGCTTGCAGGAACTCGACACCAGAATTGAGATTGATTGCGTTCATTCGGCCCCCATTGGTTCGCCGTTCTCGTCAAGCGTTCCGCCGTAGTTCACTTCCGGCGCGAAGTCAACGAAGAGGTTGAGTTCCTTCATCAGCGCCACCTCGGCGGCTCGCTGACGCAGTTCCACGTCCCACTGCTTGCCAGCCTTGGCGTACTCAGCAGCCAGAGTGGTCGTGTGCGTTCGCAGCCGAGTTTCGGCAGCGTTGGCTTCCTTGGACGGGTCAACGTGCTCTTTGCCATCCCACTGCCACGACCAATCCCACTCGCTGAACGGCGGCACGCCTTCCGGCAGCACACCCGCAAGCGTGGCTTCGTTGACCCACGCCGCAAGCAGACGGTCAAGCATCACACGCTCAAGATCGTCACGCATGACCCGCTGGGTCGTCGCGTAAATTTGGTGATCCATGCGACCGCTCGCGTAGTTGTATGACGACGAGTCGAGGGCACAGACGTTAAATGGCAGATTCATGCAGCGACCCAACTCGCCGAGAATCTGACGCACGAACGACGGGAATTGCGTCGTAGGCTGCTCTGCCTTCAGCTGCTCGAACGTCCAGCCGTCTGGCAGCGTGACCATCGTCCGCTTCTCAATCGGCATCTCGGCGAACGCTTCGACCTCGTCAATCTCGGCGGCAGGTGAGTTCGTCCGCAGGAAGCCAGCGAAGTCGGCGGCAGTCTCAGCAGCAGCAACAACCGCCTCGGTGTAGCGGCGAAGCTGACCAAACAACCGCAGAGCCGGTGCCACCTCTGGATACCCACGGTGTTGACCGGGCCGGATAGGCCGGAACCAATGCACCATCTGGGCAGCGGGCACGCGCTGGAATTGCAAAGTGTTGACGCGGAAATTGCTGCCGGGATGGAAGTTGAGAACTTGATAGGCAACGACGTTGCCGACGGCGTCAAACTCCATGCCGTCAACAGTCGAGCCGTCTGGCGTGATCGTCTCGCTCATCAGTTCCGTAGGCGTGGCGACCATCTCGGCTTCCACAAGCCGCAGGTCAAGCTGAACGCCAGGCAGGCGAGGATTGGAAATCATCAGCGAGAACGCTTCGCCGTCCACGACCAAAGCCTCACGCATCGTCCGCAGCTTCGCCGGAAGGTCGATCTGCCAGCCCCAGTCGAAGAACAGCTTTTCGATTGCCCGTGCACTTTCGTCGTCGCCAAACTGCAATTGCAGACGCGGGCCGGTGCCGACCAAGTCATTGGCGAGCGTGGACGAGATGCCAGCGAGCCACGAGTTGTTGGCACGCTCGTAGCGAGCACGGTTCCGCATCTCGCGCCGCTTCATCGGCGAGAGTGCCGCATCCGCAGCGAAGGCGTCAGCGTTTGCCCAGTGCCGCCGGTCGTCTTGGCTCTCGGCAGCGTCAAACTTGGCACGGACACGCACGGGCATAGCCGCAGGCTGCGGCCTGTTCCCACGCGAAAACAGGTTGCCAAGCAGTCCCACGCTAGATAGTCCCTGGCGGCAGGAGCTTGTTGAAACGCAGACCACGTCGCTTGTTCGTGCCGGCACTCGCAGCCTTTGCAGACAAATACTTGTCCGCCTCGATCATGGCGGCGACGTCCTGCGACTCGACCTCGCCTGCGTCCGTGCGGACGCGCTTCGGGCCGGATGCCACTTCGCTGATCTTGTCGCGCAGTTCGTCGCTCATGCGAGCAACGCTACGGGAAACGTCGTGCGTTCCAGACCGGGTGTGCCGTCAGACTTTGACCCAATCAGAGCCGTCGTGCTTGTACCGATGCACGTCAGCGAACCCAAGGCGGCGAGCGATGCCTTCTGTGTGCTCGCTGAACACGGCGATAGTTTCACGGCGATCAAGCGTGCCGTGTGCCACAAGTGCCGCAGACAGTGCAGTTGCTACCCCACAACGCCTGTGGCGGTCGTCAACCCACTGCTCTAGCGTCTGCATCCCACGCCAGACGTGAGAGCAAGCCCAGCCAACTAGACCGTCGTCACGGTGGCACAAGGCGACAGGAGTGATGTTGCTTGCCTGCCCTTCCAGGACGGCGGTTACCTCCTGCTGCCATTCGCTATCATCGTGCGTCATTCGCAGCTTGATAGCCAACAAGTCGCGAGGGTGAACGCCGTCAATCGCCATCACGGAAATCATTTCAGCCTCTTCACTTGGATCATCTTCTTGCCATTCGGCCCGCTCGGGATTGTCACCTTCTTCCGCTGGCGTCCACCCGCCTCGGTCGCCACGGGATGCACGCCAGCAATCGACGCCGCAACGGCAGAGCCCACGAGACAATCCCAGAAGTGATTCTCTCGCCGGTTGTCTAGCTTCCACTCGTCCACGACTCTGCCCCTCGCCTCAGTCCGCACCGGGTACTCGCTGGTGAGATGCTCGACCAGCATGTCGTGCTCGCCAGCGTGGAGCGTGATAGCCTCGGGATCGCCCAGTGCCAGACGCAGCCGAGCCGCAGAGAACGTCTTCCAGAAGTTCGTGTCATAGACACCGTACCGCTGGCTAGTCGCCGTCTGCCTCATGACCCAGTTCAAACCAATCTTCTCGCCTCGCCCCTTCTTCTCCGTGAGCGAGCCGCCAGACGCACCGATGCCTTTGCCGTGACTCGGCAGCAGACTCGCCGCAAACGTGGACCGCCGGCAGAACGTCCGCACCGTCTCGGTGGACTGCCCCCAGTTGGCGTCTATGAGCACCTGACGCACACGCATAGGCACGTCGTCCTCACGCATCCAATCCTTGCCGAGAAGTATCTGCGTCAGAGATTCCAGCCCAGCGGATAACGCACCCTCAAACCCGGCACCCTTGGAAGTTAGTGCCAGCGTCTTCTTTGCGTTCTTCGCTTCAAAGAACGTGCTGGCTTGGTCAGGGTATGTGCCGTAGGCGACGACGTGACCACCGAACGACTCGCCCCACGAAGCGACGAGCCAGTACAGAAGTTTGTCCTGCACGTCGATGAACGCAGTGAGCGTCTGGTGCGACAGCGGCACAGCCCCACGCGGAAGCGTCATCGCACGAGCGGCGAGCGCACGCTTGTCTAGTTTCTCGGACGATATGTCATCCGCCAGCGGTGCGTTCTGGTACTCCGCTTGGAACGCTGACTCTCCACGGTCAATCCGCAGATTCCATGCGTGCTGTATCGCCGTGAGTTCGTCGTCGTGCTTCCGCTCAGGCCACGCCACCCGAGAGCCTGCATCCATCGTCGCCTGATTGGCAGCGTAGAAGGCGTCGGCGGCTCCTGTGCCTTCACCGCTACGCTGCCCCTCTCGCCGCATCTCGGCGTACTGGCCCCACAACTCATCAGCGGTAGGCCACTCGTAGACAAGCTTCGTGCGTTCGCCCTGCCACGACGGGTGCCTCATCCGGTCAAGCAGTCGGTCAGCCAGGTCGTCAGGGCGGATGACGGTGATGGTAGCAAGACCGGCGATCTTCTTGCCCGGCCCCGACAGCCCAAGGATCGCACCGGCTAGGATGCGTTCGCGGGTTGCCACCTGAGAAGGCGAAGCACTACTCTCATCCGTTTGCGGGTCATCTATGAGGCACAGGTCAGGACGTATCGTCTTGCCGTCCGGTCGAGTGTGACTGACGCCACGGATGCGGCCCGTGATGCCAGCGACACGCACAGCCGCACCAGCAGAGGCGGCACCAGCGATCCACGGCAGCGTCACCTTGTCTGCCGTCCATCCCATGTGCGTCGGCTCGCCCTCGCACGTCTGACCACGCACCCGAGCCGTGATGCCGTCCAACGCTCGCACTGGATAGCACGCCGCTGGGAAGTCCTCGGCGAGCAAGTCGTTTTGCTCTAGGTGGCTCTTGAGCGTGTCGAGCATCTGGCAGGCAATCGCTTGGTCACTGCCAACGAGCATCACAAACGAGCGATGCCCGTAGAGCATCGACCACATGCACGCCCAGATCGACAGCGTGCTCTTGCCCGAGCCGCGAGGCATGGCGAAGGCGAACAACTCGCCACGCAGCACCGCAGCCTCAATCTTGGCAATTGCCGTCAGGTGGTCCGCAGACCATGCCAGAGGGAACGACTCGGCACCGTAGACCTCGCAGAACTGGCGGAAGGACGACCGGCAAGCGTCGCGGCGTTTGGCGTCCTTGACCGGCGGGATGCTGCCGATGTCTCGACCGGCGGCAGAGATGTTCCTAGACCACTGCCCGCCCTGAGCCTTCTGCCGCTCGTAGCTGCGTTTGGCTGCGTCTGTCTTTTTGGGAGTGCGGGCGTTCATTCAGGAGGCTGTATTTATGGCAAGCTCGCGTATGAGGCTAGAAGCAAAAACCGCCGGAAGAACCTAAAAAATCCGCCCGACAGACCGCTGGGGATGCCTTGTTTTCTAGGCTTTTTCGCACTTCGCAGGCGTTTCGCCCTTGTTTTCTGGGCTTTTCAGAACAAAAGCATCTGTTCGCTAGAAAACTCACCACGCTTGCCCTCAACGACTGACCATGCGTCGCGCCACTTTGCGTGACGATCTCTGACGAAGCATCCGCAGACCATCTCTTGAAACTGAGGGCAGCGAAATTCTTTGACAGGAATGAAGTATCGCTCATCAAAGGACGCAAGATGGACAGCCAATACATCAAAATCTTCTAGCGAATATCGTCTGCATGTAGAGCCAACTACGGGACGCACGGGCCTGACATCAACCGTTCCCTTTGTTGACCCGCTGCTTTTCGCTTGTACTCGATAGCCATTAATGACCAAGTCATACGGAAGTTTCTTGTGTGACACATTTTCAAAGTCAAACCCGGCTTTGGCTGCTTGATCTGCTAGCCAATCCTCGAACAGAAAACCGCCCATTGCCGTCATGAGACGTCCTGCGGCATCTGGCCTATCAAGAAATGCAAGCATCGCTGCGACGAGCGCCTGCTTTTGATCTTCGCCAAATGTGACAAGCTCACGACTCACTGCACCCTCACTGTCGTCCTCGCCTCATCGCCCCACGACTTTTCCACGATCAATCGCCTGACGTGCGTGTCGTCAAACAACTCTTTCAACGCATCAAGCACAGCCTTTGCGACGTTGTCGCAGTCAGGTCGTGGCAGCACTGGTGCTGTCGCCTTCACTCCACGCTTGTTCATGTGCGACTTGGGACGTGTGAACACAGCATCAACAATCACCTCAATCGGTTCGCTGAGTGGCGTCAGACCGCACGCTAGAGCCTCACGCAGTATTGCGTCACGATACGCATGCACTGGGTGCTTCGACGGCACGTACGCTCTGGCGAAGCCACCGCGTGTGCTGACTCGCACCCGAGGCTGTGGCACTGGGTCGCCTGCGACGCTGAACGTGATCGGCTTCATGCACGGATCATCGCAGCAGCGTCAAGCAAACCAGTGCGACACGTTGAGCACCTCGAAGTGCCGCATCACCTGTCGCACGTAGTGCCCCTCATGAATCTCATCCAACGCATACGCATGGATGACGGCACCATTCGCCAAATAGAAAACGGCGACGCCCACTTGGACGGGCCGCAAAGCGCCGTCCAGTGGGCCGCCGAGGAACTCGACTGTTATCCAGCCTTTGCTCATTCGTAGCGAATCACCGCGAACCAGCCACGCGGACCACGGGCTACTCCCTTTTCAACGATGCGGTATCGCCCGTAGTAGCAGCAGTTCCGCAGCGCAGCATCAGGCGACGACGACGAGAAGCCGATGCCTTCACGGCGTCCTCCAGCTGTGCCGCAGTGACGCAGCACGCCCGAGCGTGCCATTTGCTCGGCGTCATCCTGAGCCGAAGAAATATTTACCCGCCTAGCGTTGATGATCACGTCCTGCCCAAAAATGATGCCGGGGGGGGTAGTAATCAGAAACGCGAGAGCCAATACAATCCGTTGCATATCGTCAGTCCTTTCGTCCTTGTGACAGCCGCTCCGTGCGGCACTGCGACTCACACTAGACGGCGCGTCAAGTAATCCCGTGGAAGCGGTAGCCGTCCCATGAATACTTCGGGGCGCTCACTCGCTCTGTCTTTGGCACTGCTGGCTGCTCTCGCCGTGCTCGACATTCCGCCGCACGCTCCGCTATCTGCTCTGGCGTCGGATCGTCTTCCTGTGGTCCGTGGTACGCACGGCGTCGCCTCGGAAGGTTGTGCCGTGCCACCAGTTCAGCGACGTACGCAGTTGCACAGCCAAGGGCGGCGGCAATCTCGACGTGAGTCTTGCCTGCCGCCCAAAGCTGTTCCAACCGGGCCACGCTGTAGACGCATGAACCGTGTTTTCCCATCAGTCCACCGCCAGTGGCATGATCACGCCAGTGTTATCGCCGCATCGCAGGATGACGGCAGACTGTGCGTCCACGGCTTCGACCTCGACCTCTGGCTCTGCCTCGCTGTCGATGCCGCCGAGCCACTGCTGGACGAACAGCGGGTCAAGTTTGACCGTCGCCTTGTCACCGGCTTCGACAACGTCACAGGTGACGCTCGACTCGCCCTTCTCGGCACTCTGCCCGTGCAGCCAGATGCCGCCGTCGCTGAAGGAGAACTGCACGCCCTTGCTCTCGTCGCTGGTCACGATGGCTGCGGCCCGCGTCGCTGCGAGCAGGTCCGCACGGCTGACCGTGGTTGCCTTGGCATCACGTTCCGGCAGCGTGTCACGCCAGCGAGGGTAGCGACCGTCGAGCAGGCGAGCCTTGACCGTCACGCTGCCAACCGTGGCGACGATTTCCTTTCCGGTCGTCTCCAGCTGCACGCTGGCATCACCCGCTGACGCAGCCAGCCGAGCAATGATTGCCATCGCACGAGCCGGGACGAGCGTCTGCGAGTCGTCCACCGCTAGGTCATGCTCGCAGTTCACGCACGAGAGCCGGCGACCGTCCGTGGCGACGAACGTGACGACCTCGCCCTTGACTTCGACGAGCACGGCACCGAGAGCGTAGCGGCTCGACTCGTCGTCCACGGCGAAGACGACGCCTTTCACGGCACGGCAGAACTGATCCACCGGCAACCGTGTAACAGGCTTCGCACCCACCACGTCCCACGCCGGGTACTCGCCCGCGTCTTCCGTTGGCAGCGTCCACTCGCCACGCCCAGCCTTGATGACGCACGACGACTCGTCAGGCGTGATCGTGATTTCATCGCCCGAGTGCGAGCCGAGAATGGCAGACAGCCTGTCCTTCGGCAGCAGCAGACTCACATCGCTCGGGACCGTCTCAAGCGTCACGTCGATGCGGACATCGCCGTCACTCCCAGACAGAACCGCGCCCGACAGGAGCACTGACTGGTAGATGGGCCGTGGCGACCGGCTTGGCACCGCCTGGCCCACGGCTGCTAGAGCCGCCTTGATTTCCGGCGCTGACAGGCTGATGCCACCAGCCTTCGTCTTTCTTCGTTCCTTCGTTGCTGTCATTCCGCACATCCTTTCGCAGAGAAGTCCCCACCAAAATGCCAACCGTGAACGTCACGGCGTGCAAAATCGAACCAATGCAGACCAAGGCGATGTCGCTCATAGCCCAACCTCCGTCTTCTCAATCACGCTGGCGAGCCTCACGCAACGCTCTAGCGTCGCCTCTAGCGTTCGCGCAGCCGTCTCGATGAGAATCCGGTCGTCGTCGCTCACGTCGTCGTCCCACGCACGACTCATCAACGCCTGGACGACATCGAGCGGTGCCGGGAGGTAGTGCCACTCGGGATTCATGCGTCACCTCCAATCACGCGGATCGTCCGCGAGCAGCCTTCCTGCCACGTCACGTAGCCTTTCCGCCGCAGCGGCTCCAAGTGGCACTTCGCCGCGTTGGGCGTCTTCCACCCGTAGTGGTGCTGAATCTCTCGCAGCGTTGGCGGGTACTCGTGCGTGTTGATGTAGCCTGCGATCCACGTCAGCACGTCCTGCTGGCGGGCCGTGAGCGGCTGGCGTTCTGTGGTTGTTGTCATGCGTCCTCCTCCTTGAGTTTCATTGATGCTGCAAGCGCCATGACTTCCTTTGGCGTGCGGTATGGTGCGGGCCTGTATCCGGCAAACTCTTTTGACTTACGCTCAAGCAACGCCCTCTTGGCGGCATCGTCTGCACTCTTCCCAACGCTGCGGTTTGTGCCGCCGCGATCTTGCGACCGAGTCAGCCACGAGACGAGGAAGCGACGCCAGTTGCTCTTGTGAGCCCGAGTTGGGTTGGCCTTCAGCCACTCGGATGCTCGGATTAGCTCGACATCAAGCACGACAGCCGGAAATCCTTCGGCCCACGTTTTGCGGTCTTCTGCCGTGATCCCTGCCCAGCCCGTTTCACAACTCCAAGAAACTGCGTTGTGGTGCTGCGAGCGTTTTCGCCGCTTCGGCGAATCGCTCGTAGCAACAACCGGCGCAGCCGGTTGAATGATTTCTTCTTTAGAAGAAATCCCTGAATCTGACGGTGAAGGTGAAGGTGAAGGTGGATGGTTAACGATTGATGAACGATTGCTCAACGATTGCTCAACGTTTGATGAACGATTGATGGAGCCAATCCGTGCGGCTGCAGCTGCCTTGCCAGCCTCAGATCGCTTTCGGCGAAGCGAGACTGCCCGGCCACGATGCTCCTCCAGCCTCGCGTTGCGTCGCTGGCCATCAGGCTCTAGCGGAAACTTGTCTTGGAGCATGCCCCAAACTTCGGCAACGCCAGGCGACAGCCGGCCCAGAGCGTCAATGTCTGATGGCAGTCCCTCCCTGTCCCACTGCAGCATCAGTAGGGTGAGGTAGTGTCCTCGCTCAGAGGCCGTCCAACCGATCGTGGCAGTCAGGAAGTCTCTGACGTAGAGCGGCATGTAAATGTCCACTCGTTCATCTGCCGACATTACTTGCCTCCCGGCTCTGTAGCTGCTTTTGCCACTCAACCGCCTCGGCGGCCTCCTTGACGAGTGCCACGTGATTCCTGCCGATAGCGTTTGCCGCTTCGTACAACGCGCGGCTCGACTCAATAGACCGTCCATCTTCGGCTGCCATGTCGTTAAGCATCTTTCGGATCAGACGCATAAGAGTCTGCGTGAACGTTGGCTGCTTTTGCATGCTCATACGCACCTCCATTCCCTCTCGCCACGTCCACTCGCACTCGCCACAAGCCGTCCCGTCGCAACGATCCTGCCAGCCTTGGCAAGCTCCGTGAGTCGCTTATTGACTTGGTGCCCGAGCAGTCCGCATCGAGCAGCGATGCCTGACGCCCCTGCCGGCCCGTGCGACAGCGCCTCAAGGATCGCCGCGTGGTGCTCGCCTGCAAACGTCTTGACGCTTGCGGCTGCGGCCTTGCTCGTCACTGGATCGGTGCGGCGAAATAGCGGCAGCGTGCTGACGTCGTCTGCGTAGTAGTCGCTCATGCGGATGTCTCCTGCGTTGACTGCTTTGCGCGTTGCTTCAGTTCACGAACTTGACGCTTGAGCGACAGAATTTGGTCGGCGTTCTGCTTACACAGGCAGACAAGCGACCAGATGACAAGGCTGCGCCAACGCACGACACCAGGCAGCACGCCCCAAGCAAGGTCGTCTTCCTCGTGCTCGCGGAGAAGCATCCTGGCCTCATGTACAAGCAGCTTGATTGGTGCTTTCAATGAAACGAGCTTTGCCAGCCGCTCGCACCTTGCCATTCCGTGACTGCCCATCCGTGCGTCCTTTCCCTCGTGTATTGGCCGCGTCTCGTGCGGCATCCGGCTGCGTTACCTGTTGGAGACAAGCCGCAGCTGCGGCAGTTACTCGCCACCCATCCGCTGGGCGACCAACGCTGCTCCGATGCAAGCAGCTGCGGCAATGGCGTGCCGGTCTGTGTCAGTCCCCCGTGTACTTGATGTGCTGCCCGTACTCTTCTCGCTCAACCGGCGGCGCTGGCGGCTTGAGCGTCGCCAGTTCAGCCTCAAGCTCTGCGATGCGACGCCGAAGCTGTGGCATCTCTACGTCGTGCCGCTTGATGTCCCGAAACGCTATCTGCACGATGTCGGCGGCTTTGTGGTAGCGGCTACCACGCAGCACCTCATCAATCGTGTAGGCGAACTTGTCGAGTTCCTCTGCGAGCCTCATGCCGTCACCTCCTCTCGCGTCATGAGGATTTCGACCTTGCCCATCAGCAGCTTGGTCAACTCTGCGAACTCGGCGTCAGTGATCTCGCCTGCGTTGGCGTACGTGTCCAGCTTGGAACGCAGTGCCTCGCAGGCTTCGATGGTGCTGGCGGCGCTGATAGCCAGGCGTCCCGCCTCGGCCCGAGTCCGCTGCGGCTCCTGCTTCGCCTTGGGCGACAGCACGACCTTCGCCGGTCGCGGCTCGTCATCGAACTTGGGACGCACCACGATGGGCTCTGACGCCACGGTTGGCTGCGGGTAGTCCTGTGCCTCCTCGGCGGTGATCAAGCCCCGCAAAGCGTCAGCGAACGCATTGCGAAGGGCAAAGCCACGGGCACGCAGAGCCAGCATCCGCTCTGGGTACTGACTCCACGGGCCAGACTTGCCAGCCAGACCAGCACGCTTGGCATCAGCCATTGAGAACCGGCTGACGGTAGGTGCTGGGTAGCCGCGACGCTTTGCCTCGCAGACAGCCGTCAGGTTGTCGCCCTGGCCCTCGACGTACTCCTTGACGTACTCGCACACTGGCGAGGACTGAACCAACGCCAAGGCGGCATCGCCCCAGATGGTCGGCCTGCCGTTGATGACGGCAATCGACTGAAGGCTCTGCATCGGGGAAAGCCCGACCTCGCTGCCGTGCTGGATCGCCAGCATGCACGACTCAGGCTTGCCCTTGAAATCCTTGGGGGCGAACTCCGATGCCGCCACCATCTTGGAGAAGCGGAAAGCGTCGTCGAACGATTGAAGTGCCAGCCCTGTGCTGGCTCTGTGTGTGCTGATTTCCGTGCTCATATGCCGTGTCCTTTCGTTTCCGTTCCTGTGAAAATGCCCGCTTTGCGTCCTGCTCGGCGGGTGGTTCGTGCGTCCTTGCTGCTGGCGACTCCGTCGCCCTCCTTTCCGCTCGCTGCATCCTGCTGGCTTGCGGTCCTGTCCCTCTATGTGCGGTCCTTCTTGTGAGCGGCCCACTGTTGGGGGAGTGTGATATTCAGTCGTTCACCAGCGCGCAACCCCCGCGCCCTAACGGCCCCCCCCCCCCCCGAGGGGCGCTGATGATTTCTCTCGTGTGTGCGGTGGCTTTGCCTGTACCTCGTCGTGTTAGCAATCCGGTTGTTGCACCGCTGACGCGCCAGCGGACAGGCAAAGCGACCTTGTGTCAGTGCGTGATGTCTACGACCGGGACACGCACCCATGCGTGATCCACGTTGACAACCACCGTGGCGTCGTCGTCGCTGAACCATTCGATGTGGCCGCTCCAGCGTCGCCCTGCGGTCAAGCCGCTGACGAAGTCGCCGACCGCTGGCGTCGTGTTGGTCGTGTCTTTCCAGCCCGTGCCGTACGTCTCGGTCATGCCAGCGACGGCTCCTGCGTATTCGTTTGCGTGTGCGTCATTCGTTGTCATGTGGGTCTCTCCTTGGTTAACGGGAAGATATACGGACGTTCAGGTACGTCAACTGTCTGGCGAACAAAATGCGGGGACTAGAAACGGTGTGCAGTAGTGGGTGCGAATGCCGAAGCGGTGGTATTGGATAGCGTCGGATAGGCTAGTGACTAGCGTCAGTTCGTCAAGACAGAAATCTTGAGAGTGTGGAAACAACCAGATCAATGCCGTGAGCCACGGCCTGGGCGAGGTCAGAGTCGGTGCCGAGCTGCTGCCCGAGCCGGATAAAGACCAACGCTTGAATGAGGCGGTCTATGTGGCGTCGCATCGCGTGGCCCCCCTTGGCCGGAAGAATCCTTGAGCCCGCTGGCGAGATTGCCAGCAGGCGTATGTCGTCAGGCAATTCCGCAGGCGGTTTGAATCATCCCGCGAATGGCGTCCGTCTTGTACGCGGCAACGGCAGCGTCAACCGTGGCGAACCGCTTGCCCATCCCACGCCAAGCACGGTTCATTGCGTTCTGCATGACGACCTGCACGTAGTTGGTGGCACCACGGCAGACGACGACGAGGGCGGCGTGCTTGCCGCACTGCATCTCGACGTAGAGGTAGTTGTTTCCGAGGGCAGTCTGGCGGCTGGTGTCGATGACGTTGATTTCCATTTTCGTCTCCCGGTTAGCGGCTGCGAGTCTCAATCGCTCGCATGGGTGTAGTGTAGGCTATCGTCAGTTAGGCGTCAACAGGATGAGAAAAGATTTTTTTCTGTGCGGTTTTCCGCAGGAAAACCCTACTTCCGATTGGCGGCTGGCTTCTTGGCTTTCTTGCGGCTGGACACTGGCCGCTTTGCCAAGTGCTTCTTGCCGCCTGACCGCGTGCTTAAGCCGTCTCGAACCTCGCGAGCCGCAGCTGCCGGGATTAGCCAGACACGCTGTCCGATGCGGCGAGCGCCCTTGATTTTGCCCTCTCCCAGCAGGGTTCGCACCCAGCCTTCAGAGCATCCCATCACCTCAACGGCTTCCGCCACCGTGAGGTATTCGCCGCCATCTATCTTCTGTGTCATGCAGACCATACCCCCATACTACCAGCCATCGTTACTTGGTCAAACTTACGCCAGATTTCCAGTCCTCACCGATTCCCATCCCGCTCGTTGCCCCGCCCACCCGGCAGCTTTAGGATGGCTACCGGGCGGATGTTTAGCGGAGAGGGCGGGACTACCTCCCTTGTACACCTGTACACCGCTGTATACTATGCCCTTCTACACAAGAAGGACGACAACAATGACGCTGAGAGATGTGCTGAACAGATACGCGATTCTTCAAAACCTGACTGACAGAACGGTGGTGCTCTACGGCCACACGCTTGACCGATTTGCCGAGTGCATCGGCCACGAGCCGACGATTGACGACATTGACGATCTCATCGTCGCCGGATTCCTTCGATGGCGTGCAGCCACGCCACGGAAGCGTGGCAAGCCCTCTGCCGCCTCGGTGGCGAAGGACAAGTCCCAACTGACCGCCTTGGCTAACTGGGCCGCCAAGAAGCGTCTGAAGCGTTCAGACGGCACAGACGTCGAGTTCCTGTCCCTGCCACGGATGCGGAAGATTCGCCACGCCCCGCAGGCGTACACCGTCGATGAGGTCTCGCGGCTCATCAGGCTGGCTAAGCAGCGGATCGGCAACATTGACGGCAAGCCAGCCGCCTGGTGGTGGAGCACAATCATCTACGCTGCTTGGTGCAGCGGCGAACGTATTTCTCCGCTGCTTGAGATCCGCTGGAAGGATGTTGACCTAGACGGGCAGACGCTCCTGTTTCGAGCAGAGACCCGCAAGGGACGCTGCACCGACATCCAGCGAGCCATCACGCCTGACCTGTCTGACATGATGCGGGTTCAGGCAGGATCGCCCGAGGCTCTGGTGTGGCGTTGGGATCGTGCCTATCACTCGCTCTGGCCTAGTCTGAGACTGCTGTGCCGGCGGGCCGGCGTGCGTGGCACAGGCTTTCACCGGCTGCGGAAGTCCTCTGCCAGCTACGTGGCACTTGGCGGCGGTGACGCTACCGAGCACCTCGGGCACGCCTCGCCAGAGATGACGCGGCAGCATTACCTAGACCCAAGGATTACCCAAGCCAAGAGGGCGCTCGACTGCCTGCCGAAGCTCGACCTAGACGCCAGAAAGGACGAGCCGCCCGCGGCGTGACGCCAACTAGCCAGCGGCATTGCACGGCGGTAGCATCCCCAATCGGAGGGACTGTGCAATGTCGCTGCTTTCTTGGTTAGCCGGAACTGGAATCGTATGGACGAAGAACGAATCATGGGTGATTTCTTGCGGTCGCCGCACCCTTGAGGGCTTTACGCCTCAGACAGAGATACGCCAAGACTTCGGCTACGTCCGTGGGCTGCCAGCCACGAAGCGACCACGGAAAGTGCGGCCACGGCTTGACGTAGACTTCCGATTCGTTGACGCAAACATCGTCATTGACGCCGTGAGGATGGCAAAGCATCCACCTAACTGCGAAATCTCTGGCAGAGACGTTCACCTGACAGACGATTGCATGGACAAGAAATTGTTTCTTGAGCTACTCCGAGAAGAGGCTGGCACAAAGAAGAGCACGATACGGTCGGACATCATCCGCATGCTGCACGAAGAGCAGGAAGCGTCAGGGCGTAAGTACGTCACGGGCGGTCAGTGACCCTGTGACGAAACCTCGACTCTTATTCCCAACGACCGAGGTTTCGGCACACTTGACGCCCTCACCACAATGCCCATACGTCGCCCGGCTGGCAGGCAGCGGACATATAACCCGTGTCGCCGACCCAGCCGGGCGGCGTTCCACTTTCTGGAATCTGGAATGCCTCACGTCATCATCCGCTTCCGCCTGCCCGACGAGCAGACCGAGCTCAACGCCGCCATGCAGGGCGCTGACGCCAAATCGGCGATCTGGCAGGTTGACCAGTATTGTCGTGGAGTCCTCAAACACGGCGAGCCGTCAGCGGAGACGAGGCGGCACTTGGAGGGGATACGCGAGATGCTCAGAGATCGGCCAGGTTTGCTCGATGACTGAGTGTCAAGATTTATTGCAAAAAAACTGAGGGCAGAATGACTGACATCGTTCATCGTCTACGCCACTGGTCGCATGGGCTGACGTACGATCTTCGAGTAGGGATGATGCACGAAGCCGCCGCCGAGATTGAGCGGCTGCGAAACGGTTCATCAGCGGCCTGCGAAACGGTGTGCCCGCACGTTCGCGGCACGGTCACGCAGCATTGCAGCTTGAACTTCACGCTCACCGACGAGGAGCAAGAGGCGATTGAGCTTCTTGTGGAATACTCTTCGCTGCGAGCAAAAGACGAAATGGTTTTCCGGTCGCTACTCAAAAGAGCACGCGATCAATCTAAATAAACTGACAGAAGCAATGTATTTATGAGGGGTGGTGTAGGTGGTGCAGCACATTGGCAGGAACGCCAAAGGCCCGCGTTCGAGTCGCGGCCTCTCAATTGAAAAGTCTTGCCGAAAGCGGCTTGCGCAATTGGATCGCGGCATTTGTTGGCTAGACCAAGCGATGGCGTGCATCCTTGTGCAAACTAACGAAAAGCGGATGTCGCGGCTACAATCGGAGCGATCAAAATTGGACGCTCGCCGGAAGGAACTGCGGTTGTCCATGAAATGCAGAGGGTCGAAATGACAGACAATCAATTGCCAGAAGGGTTTATGACTCAAGCAGAAAGGCTGCGTGCAATCGTCGCCCACGCCGATAGACACTGCATTTCATCGGATGTTCTTTTCTCCGTGCTTGTTGCTCTTGAAGATGCGTTTTTCATTCAATCCGACGGCGATGAATACAACAACGACGAAGCCATTGCGGCGTTTAAGGCGTTGGAGGCAGAGATCGCCACGCAAAACAACGCTGTTCCGTCAGCAGGCAGTGACGGCAGTCACTCAGATGGCAATCGGGTAAGAGCCTCCGATCCGCCAGCCGGAAATACAACGGTGCAATTCACTCACGGCGACGACATCGCGGTGCGTCTGACACGGTGGTGCGAGCAGTTTGCGGACAGGGCGGAGACTCAGGCGTTGATGGATCAGGCTGCTTGCGAGATCGAGCGTCTGCGGCTCACCGACGAGGAGCGGGCGTCGCTCTATCGCGCCGAGGCGCGGCTGCGGACGGCTTATGTGCCGGATGACCAGACAGCCGCCACGCTCCGTAAGCTGTTGGACCGCCTCGCCTAGCCGTCGAAGATGTGCATCTTCGCCAGCTGCCGCCGTGCCATCGCTTCGACTCGCAGCGGATGCCCTGGCTCTGCGGGCAACTTCTGCGGTGGTGTCATGAACACCTCGATGTCCTCTGCCAGCGTAGCGGCTCGGTGCTCAACCTCACGCACCGTGTCCAGCACGAGCGTGTGATCGCCAGCCCGTGCCCTCTGGCACAACTCGCCCTGCCCGCCCTTGCTCGGATCGTAGAGCAGTTCAATCGTCCAAGTGATGCGAGCACCGACGCGAGCCAGCTTGGTCAGCCACTTCCGCATCTGTGGGGACAGACGCTCAGGCATGCGTCGCTTCTGCCCCTTCGGCGGCGGCAACTCGTCATCGCTCAGTAGTGATCGCTGAACCTCGCCCATGCGTGCAAGTCTGGCGAGGGTGTCAAGCCTTTCGGGATTCCCGGCACGCCTGCCTCATCCATGTGCGATTTGTCATGCTCTCAAACCAGAGGCGAGCGAACGACTCGACGGCGTCAGTGCCGACGTCCGAGTAGAGTGCCTTCAGTTCTGGCGAGTCGCCCCACATAGCCTCGACGTCCTCGCGTACTTTGGCGATCAGCACCTTGGCGTCTTTCACCGCAGCCATTTCCGACTCGGGCTGCGAGCGTGCCAGCTTCGTCCAGTGCTCGCAATTCCAGCAGCGACAGACAGCGTCCACGAACTCATCGAACGCACGCCCAGCCTTGACGGCTCGTGGCCCAACTTCAGCACGCAACCGGCTGCGGAGGTGCGGCAGCATCCCAGCCGGCGCGTCACTCACCGTCACCTCCCGCCCGCAGGCCGAGCAGGTGCAGCAGGCGTGAGCGACGCGCCGGGCGGGTTTTTACAGCGGCACGTCGCTGGGCACGGGCAAGCAGTCCGGTGCCCGTCGCCGTGGACGATGTAGCCTCGCCCGCCACAGTCGGTGCAGCATCCCGGCTTGGGCGGCTCTGGCGTGGGCTGTGGAGCCTTTTCGACAGCCGTCACGGCATACGCTGCCGACACAGCCGCCGAGGCTCTGGGAGCCTCTCGGTCAATCTGTGCCGGGTCAGCGGCGAGCGACGCCAGTACGGATAGCAGCCATTGCCACATGCGTCACCATCCTTGCCCGTGGTTGAGAACTCTGTGCCCATCGGCATCGACGCGAGCGTGGACGACGTACGCCTGCTCTGCCGGTGGCGGCTCGGCAAACATCATCGCCCACAGCCCAAGGCGGGCGAGCCGCTGAATCAACCGCAGGACCGGGCGGGCGGGCTCAGGCTTCACGGGCGAGTAATCCGATGTCGCTGCCCACCAAGTAAGCATCACGGCAACCAGGCCCACGACGACGGCGGATTGGATTTCTCTTTTGGTCATCGGTCCACGCTCCACAGCGAGTACAGGAACATCACGACGCAGGCACCGATCACGCTGCCGATGAGACCAGCAGGAGCATCGCCAAACGGAAGACCGCCAGCGAGCGAGCCGACGATGCCGAGCCCGATGGTCGGCACCCAGCCGTCAGGGCAGCGTCCCGGCATCACCCACTTGGCGATACCGCCAGCGACGGCACCGAATGCGAGCCACAAGAGCAACGACATAGAAACTCCTACTGTGCGAGATGGAACGTGTCTGCGATGAGCCGAGCTGGCGACGGCGTGCGAGCCTCTGGAGGGACAGGTTGCAGCCAGTTGCCGTGATCCAGATTCCGATAGCGGAAGTTCACGCCCGAGATGCTGAAGGAGTCTTGCCCCGAGAGCATCGCGTCAACCGTCTCGCGGCTCACCCAGAAAGAGCCGTCAGGCTGATCGGCGGGCCACTTCGGACCAGCATTGAACACGCCCCAAGAATTGATGCAGAGCAGCCCGTCACGCTTGCCCTCGTTCTTGGCATACCGCACGCCGATAAAGCACATGCAGTGCGCCCACGATCCGCTTCGAGGTGCGAAGCCGTCAGCGTCTCGCTGCGACGAGAAGCCAACGCCAGAGCAGACCGGCACTGGATAGCCTGACTCGATGCTCGCCGCCGCCTCATCAAACGTGCGAACAAGCGCGACGTTCTTGGCTGTGTGCTTGTTTGCAAGCTTTGCAAGGGCAAGGCCCACTTGCCCGCCACCGCACAAAAGGTTTCCCCACTCCTTCGCACGGCTCGGGTTGTACGTTGTCAGATCGGCACCGGGATACTGCTGGCGAAAGAGGATGCCGCCTACGCTCGGGTCTTTACACTTCCCTGCCACCCAGCGTGCAGCTGCACCACCGTAGGAGCCGTCTGAGTAGCCCGCCTGGCTGACCGGCGGTAGACGCCCGGCGGTCCTTGATCCACTGTAGATCGCTTCGGTCGCCACAAGCTTCGGCGGCTCGGGCAATTCGCCTTCTGCCCAATCCACACACTGCCCGACGTAACTTCCCATCGACCAACCAAAGCTTACGCAGTCACCTATCCCCTGCTTCCACGGGCCGAATGGCTTGCCGTAGACCTCACGGTGTGCCCGGTCGGCGTGGCGATAAAGAAACGTGTCCTTCTGCTGCGCCTTCTGCATGACGTCTTTGCCAGCGTCAGAGAAAAGCGGCTGGTCCAGTTCAGCAAGAAACTGTCGCGTACCGACAGGATCAGGCGTGTAGCCAAACCGTGCGTCAATGGCGTCAGCCGTGCGGCGAGTGGCACGCTCGACCAGCACGCCGAGAATCGCCATTACGACGACGAAGGATACGGCAGAAAGTGACCATCGATCAGCGCGTGACATCGGCAGCAGCCCTCGACAGGTCACGGAGTGCAGAGACCCACGCCGCACGGCTCTCGGGCGTCACAGGACCGCCAGACGAGCCCACGGCGTCATCCAAAAACTTGTGGACGGCATCCCTCACTTGCGGCTGGCGAGCACCGATGCTCTCGCCCTTGCAACGCATCTCGCGGGCGGCAATCCGCAGGTCGTCAAACGCGACGCCCGTCTTCAGCCGTTGGTCGTTCTTTCCGTCGTACTCGATGCAATCTGCGAGAGAGCCGCAGAGTTCTGCCATGATCGAAGAATCTTCTGCGGCAGTCGGGCCGACAAACTTGCCGCGAAGCGAGAACGCATCCGGCGGCACTGGTGCCGGGCTTGGTGCTGGTGCCTGCCGGCTTGGTGCGAACGCAATCACCGCAGCCACGAGCAACGCCACGGCGGCGACGTGCTTGCCGTCGATGGTTGGCATGTGTGCCGTGGCGTACCACGCCTGCACCTTCTCGGTTATCTGCTTGCCCGCGAGCACGTAG